GCTCAGCGATGATCTGATTGGTATTTGCCGGGTCAACGCTGAGATAATTCAGTGAGGCGCGGCGCTTTTCACCGATCAGTTTAGTTTGGGCCGGATCGGGCGTGGGTAATATGCCGCCACCGTCGCCTACCGCCATTTGTGTCAGGCTTAATTGCGTGCCAAGTGCAGTCGCGTTGGCCAGTTTTGCTGCGCCCAGATTGGTCAGCAGGGCATAGTATTTAGCTGTCATAATTTACTCTCAGGTTGTCGATTAAATGAATGGCTGAACCGGTGAACGCAGAACCGGACGTTGTAATGGTCTCTGGGAAATAGGGGTAAACAGTCAGCTCTTCGCCGTCATAGGTGGCGGCTGCTATATAACAGTTGCTGATGACATCCAGATTGATAGAAAGCCCAATCAGATGGCGGCTGCAGGGTTTGGCGTCAGAAATCAGCCGCTCGAGCTCCTGATACATCTCTTCGGTAATGCCGGTTTCAAGCACGCCAACGTCCAGGCGAAAAGTGCCTGGGATATCCTTTGTCTGCCACCATTCGGTGACGCGAATTAAATAACCCAGCGGTTCAACCACCCGGCGCAGAGCGCCAATGGTTCCTTTATGTTTATGAACAAACAGGGCGGATCGTACGGTTGAACGCTTGGCCGCTTCCGTCCAGTTTTCATCCCAGCGGTCGACTGAAAATGCCCAGGCGAGATAGGGAAGCAGCGGCAGCGGGCAGGTGTCCGGGTTCCAGAGCTGGCGCAACGGCACTGGAATCCCTGCTATTTGCGCCAGAGCTTGTGCCGCTGCGACCTCCAACGTTGAAGAGCCGCTGGGCAACAGACGATCATTCATCTGATGCTCCAACGGATAACGTATAGGCAGTGCACAGGGATGCCTGAGTTTTATCCAGCACGATATCTGCGGCAGGTGAGGCCAGTTCGACGCGCTGGACACCTTCTACGTGCAAGGCAGCGTAAATGGCTGAAAGACGGATATCGCGACCTAAACGGCTTTGGGTGTTGATGTATTTTTTGAGTTGGGCTTCTGAGGCGGCGCGTACCGGCTCGATTTCAGGGGTTGGCAATACAAAAAGTACCGCCCTGATTTCATAAGGGACGATGTTGGCTGCCTGCACGGTGACGCGGTCAGCGACCGGACGTACATCTTCATCGTTTAGTGCTTTGTCGACGGCGGCCAGTAAATCTGGCGAAGCATGACCCTCATTGTCGCGGGACAAAATGGTAACAGTGACCTCGGCTGGTGAGGGGCTAATAGCCGATGCATCGGCCACCCGGCCATCAGCGCTGCGAGCATGATATTCATAAGCCCCCGTTGGTCCGGCCACGCTCAACCCTTCGAAAGCCTGAGGAATGCGCATGCGGAAATCCGAGTCATTTTCCATTACGGCGTTGGTTGGTGGCACTTTTGTCGGATCGGCCGGTTGTAGCACCAGACGCTCAACATTCGTATTCGCCCCCAACTGATCCAAATCGCTGCCCGTCGCGTAAGCCACCATCACGGCGCGGGCGGCTTCGTTGACGCGCTGACGCAGGATCACTTCGCGATAGGCGTTCTCCTGCAGCAGCTTGACCAGCGGCTCGGACTCCAGCGACAAGGTGCGGCTGATGGCCGCTTGCTGCTCAGGCGGGTAGAGCGAAATCAGGGTGGATTTTCGTTCTTCAAACAGGTTTTCATAGTCCAGCTGCTCTACCACGTCTGGGGCAGGTAACTGGCTTAAATCGATAGTTGCCATAGTGTCAGCTCACAGGAATGCTTAGGGAAAAATCCGTTGCCGTATCACTACGGCTTCCGGTCATATCCACCACCATTTTTCCGTCGTTACCGCCGTTGAAGGTGATGGCACTCAGCGAGATCCGGGGTTCCCACTGCAACAGCGCGGTGTAGCAAACGGCCATGATTTGCAAACGCAGCGCATCGTTTTGCGGCTGGTCAATAAGCTCTGAGAGCAGCGAACCGTAGCTGCGGCGCATCACGCGGGAACCGACCGGAGTCTGCAAAATGTCACTCACGGACTGACGGATATGGTCGAGATCTTCAATCGCCATCCCGCTGTGACGCGACATGCCGAGATATTTTAGGTCACTCATTGTGGGCCTCCGGTTTGACCGCCACCGGTTTGCACGCCGCTGTGACGGTGAGTGTGTAAGACAATGCTGTTCGAGGTGAGGCTGCCACCGCTATGACTGATGTTGCCGGTCATGCTGCCGCCCTGTTTCACCTCAAGCGATCCGGTGATGAGCTTGTTGGTGCACACCACTTCAGGTGTTTCCAGGGTGATACGCGTGCTGGCATGGCAGGTCATTTCTGGAGCGGTAACTGAAATACGAACAGCAGCGTTCACCGTGGCAGATTTAATGCCGGTCGCCGTGAGCGCGCCGCTGGCCGGTTCGTACTCGATCACGGCGCCATCAGGGAAACTCAGATGCACTGCTTCAGCGGAGGCGGAAGGTGCAGGGTTGGCATCCGAGAAAATGGCCGGAAGTACAAATGCCGTGTTGAGTTCACCGCCCATCGACAGCAGCAGAACCTGCTCGCCAACAGAGGGCGCCCACCAACAGCGGGTACTTCCGGCGCGGCTGGTTATCCACGGCAACCAGGCCGTAGTGTTATTACCACTGCCTACCCGGCAGCGTGCGTTATCGAGATCGACTGCGGTGACATTGCCGATGCGAACAATGTTGTGGATAAGCCGCATGATGTCGTTGAGTTGAGCGTATGTATTCATAGAATTAGGATGCCGTTTAACAGGGGAGCTCGACAATCGGTGACCGCCCGCCGGGCCATGGCACAACGAGCGCTCGCTGATACCAGGTTATTCAGCCCAGTGGCTTATCAGTTCGCCATTGAGATAAACCTCACGTGGCCTGGCATTGGCTGGCGGGAGAGAGGGCTCAGGCAGATGTGTGATCGTGCGTACTCCCTCAGCATCCAGAACCTGAACGCGCTCGGTCAGTTGTAGGGTCAATGTCAGGCCATCAGCCTGTTGGTGGTAAACGAAATCGGTCAGGCGGCGGGTGTTACTACTCAGCATGTCGGGCTGATTTTCGGTCAGCCAGTCAAGTACGGTAACGACTATCAGATCGGCCAATTGGGCGGTGAGTCCGGCTTCGTTGACGCTTAGCGTCAAGGGGAAGTGGTATTCGAATGACAGCGGGGAGGCCAGTGTGGAAACTACATTGCCAGCGCCGGAGATTACCACCAGTTTATCGGGATGGGCATTAAGCAGCGGTACCTGCTCAATGAGCCGTTGTTGCAGTTGGTTGGGTTTTAACACGTTGACTCTCCTGGCATTGTTTGATGGCGTCGACCTGCAGGCCGCACGTAAGCAGGGCGGCTTCAAGCTGACGAACGTCGGCGCTGAGATCGCCGTTATTTAATGGCTGACTGCCGGGTATCAGGCAGGGGGTGACTGCCGGACAACCAACGTAAATAATCTGTGGTGGAGGCGAAGGTGGGGCGCTGGTGCAGCTGGCTAACAGCAGCGGGCAGAGCGCTTTCAGCCCATTGTTTAACGGTGTGATCTTCATTGCGGCTCCTCTGAAATTGGTGTTCACGTCGCAGGGTTAATGCGCTGGCTTTTCCAAGCTGCTGTCTCAGTGCCTGCTCTGCCTGGTCACGCTGCTGCATTTGTTGATTGAGCTGAGTTATCAGTTGGTCACGACCGGCAAGCTGAAGGGCCAGGGCATCCCGGTCGCGGATGGCCGCATTTCTCTCCTGCCGCAGGCCATGGTTGTAAAATGTCAGCAGCAGAAGGGCCAGCACCAGCGTGCCTGTTAGTAAAAGCAGAGCACGCATACTCAGGTTCCACTCAGGCATAAGGCGCGTTCTGCCGCACGCCGGCGCTCAAGGCCCGTACTGCGGACTCCTTTGACAAACACCCAGCGTGGCAGCTGTTCGCACGCTTCACGCCACTGACGCTTATTGATGAAAAATGCCAGCGTCGAGCGGCAGGATGCACTGACACCCACGTTGAATGTGAATGCCACTACGGCGTCATATACCGGTTGTGGCATCTCAACGGGCATGCAGGTTTGCAGGCCTTTCTCCACGGTTTTGATATCTTCGAGTAAGTTCTCTGCGACTTTCTGTTCGCTAATCGGGCCGTGAGGCGTGACCCCGGCAGTGTGGCCAATCCCGCTGGTCCAGACACCTGCGCTGCATTGATACGGTGTTAACTGGCAGCCTTCAAAATTGGCTATCAGTTTTAAACCGGCCTCTGAGGTGGATAACGTCATATACCCTGG